TAGTGGTCGCCAACTTCTTTGTAACATACCAGAGATATCAGTCGCTGTTGACTTAGCATCAGCAAGATTAATATCCATCTGTTTAGAATTAATTTCATTTTCTAATTCTTGTAGGCGTATTTTGATTTGACCTTTTTCTTCTTCAGAAACGTGAAATTCATCTATGACTTTGCCAACTGTATTAACAAAACCACCTGTAAATAATTTTTCTAACATTATGCGTCCCTCATTCTTTCACTTAATTCTGTTATTCTTTTAACTATACCTCGTACTTCTGAACGACCAAGTTTGCTATCCAACATTTCTTCTGATGCTGTTACATAATCATTTTCTTGTAATGCTTTTCTCATAAGTTTAAAACCTAACAATCTTGGCAATCCAATCCAAAAAGATAATTCAACAACTACTAAAAATGCTTCTTCACTTATTGAATTTTCATCAATAAATACTCTTGCTCCATCAATCGCAATATTGATATCTTGTTTAAATATTTCTATTGCTTCATCTTCTGAATATTGTTTATTAGGGTCAAAATCTTTTAATTCATCTTTGGTTACAAGATGACCATAACCAATCGTCCATAAACCTGCTGTGTCTTTGTAAGGAATGTGATAACCATTTTTTTTATTACTTCCCTCGTGTTTTAAAACAGAGGCACATAATTTATCAATGTCCATATTTCTTAATTAACCTTTCTAAATACCATTTTGCTTTTTGCAAATCCTCTAAACCATTTTTTACTTTATGTCTTATCACATATTTAATGATGTTTCCCTCAAAATAATTTAGGTCGTATTCATCTATGAAGTCAGAAACTTCTATTTTCTTTCTGTAATAACTAGGGTTTATTTTATCAGACATCGTCCCCCCTAAATGTAACAGCAGTATCTAAATATAATTTACATATTACTTTTTCTATTTGTTGATTTTGATAGCCAAAAGTTTGTTTTTTCATTGTTCTAACCTCCCAGTTAAAATTTTGTCTTTGTAAGTCCCAGATAGCAATAACGCCATCTTTAAAACTATTTATGTATAACATTTTTTTCTTTCCTTTTAATTCGGAAAGTTTGTCGTATTTATACTTCTCTAAGAAGCACCCATCTTTAGCAAAATTATGATAACTTTCAAATTCACGAATTTTTATTTCAGCGATGTAATTATTATTATAGGCGTCATAATGACTAAAATCTTCAGAACATAATTTTAAATCAATTTTGTATTTCTTATTTATCTTATCAATAATGGTCTGTTCATTATTAGACCACATTATAAAACCTACAATGTTTGATAATTTGTTGCGTCAACACAGGCAAATCTATATTTGCGAATATCATATTCTTTCATTAAAAAGTGTAGTTTAGTTCCTTGATTTTGGCAATCTTCTAAAGACTTATGTTTTTCATTAACTGAGATACAGACTGAATTGTAGCAAAAATATCCCACAAGGAATATTGCCTTTAAAGTCACTTAATGACACCAATTAGTTTTACAAATCCAACAAGAATAGCGGTGACTGTTCCAATCACGACTAAGACTTTTAATCCGCCTTTGGCGTATTTAATTGAAGTATCTAAATCTTCTATTTTTCTATTAGCATTAGCTAATCCTTCTTGAAGGTTATCTATCTTTTCTTCCATAACGGTTAGTTTGGTAATAAGGACTTCTACCTTTTCACCAATCTCTAACTTCGTCATATTAGCCATTATGCACCCAACTCGCCTAGTTTGATTTGTGATTGTTTGTCAAATGCTTCCATTAATTCTTTATCCTTCTTAATCTTTTCTTGATAGTCAGCTAATTCTTTTTGTGTTTTAATCACATCTTCAAAGGTCATTGTCATCATTTGCTTTCTAACTTCCGCATTTCTTTCGTGTGCTTTTTCTAATCTATCTAATAAGAACTTATTATGCTCTCTTAATTCTCTAACTTCTTTTTTAACTTCTCTTAATTGTTTTTGTAGTTCTTTTTCTGTAGCCATAACGCCTCCTTAATTTGCTCTTGCATCTGCATCTAATAGCCAAGATATTCGGTCTATTTGTTTCTGCATTTTATCATAATCTTTATGCATTTCCATAATGCGTTCCATATCTCTTTCATTGTTAGCTATTCTGCTATCCATTTTAGATATAAACCAAACTAGCGATACGGATTGAATGACTATTGCTAGAATAATTCCTATAGTTTTGCTATCTAAGTTCATTATGGTTTAGTTGGAAATACGACTGCGTTTACTTCTTCAACAGTAGTCAGTCCATTGGTTATATCTCTTAATGCCTGTCTATAATCTTTAAATGCAGTAGATAGATTTGTGCCTTTTTCTTTAGCCATAATTACTTCCCAATCACTACTAGCTAATAATTTATTTCTTTTTGCTCTTAGGTCAGCTATTGCTCTATCAAAAGCACCATTTAACCATTCTTGTTCATCTGCTTGTCTTTGTGCTATTTCTTCATCTGTTAAAGGAACTTGTATTCCATTAACTAATTTATGTGGTGTTGCCATTGTTTATTCCTTTCTTTTGTTTTTATAATGTAAATCATTAAGCAAGTCCATATAGAGATATTGTACCATCATCTATGTTGCCAGATGACATTTTGAAATCTATCGCATCAACTGCTGATGTAGTATTAAAATATCCTGCTGTGTACATATCAACAAAATAAATAGAATTATGAGTAGCTGATGTAGTTCTTCCCATAAAATGTTTAACATAAGTAGTTGATGAAGGATTAAATAACCATAATTCACTACATATACTATTGTCATTATCATTTTTAAGGTCATTATTTAAAGTAATATAACTTGTGCTTTGTGCCAAATCTGTACTTCCTTCATAAACTAATCCTGCTCCTGTACCTGCTTCATTATGATATGCTTGAAACCCTGTTGTGGTTGTAGTCACACCATAAGAACTTCCACCATTTGTACTTCCTTGAAATGTAAAAGCACTCACATTTGAAGGGTGAATATTTTTAGACACAAACTTATATGCTTTATAGGTACTATCTAAAACAACACCACCACTTCCATTAACAAAAGATATTGATGCACTTGCACTAGCAGTGATTGATTTAATTAAAACTAAACTTCCACTAGGATTACTAGCAGGAAATGTAAAATCATATTTTAAGTTTCCGTATGTACTCATTATGCTATCCCATACATTTGAATTATTCCTGCATCAATATTTCCACTAGACATTTTAAATTGTACTGCATTAACTGCTGATGTCGTATTAAAATAACCTGCTGAAAAATATTGAAAAGAATATGTCTGATTTTCTGTATTTATATTAGACATAAAATGTTTAACATAAGTAGTGCTACTTGGGTTAAATAACCACAATTCACCAGAACAACAAGCATCATTTGTTGTAGCAATAATAGGTGTAAGTTCTTGAAAAGCAGTTGTCTGAGCATTATCACCACCTGCCAAATACTGTAGAACTGCTTCTGTATTTCCTTCATTATGATATGCACCAAAAGTTGTACTTGTCATTATCACTCCGTAAGAACTACCACCATTAGTAGAAGTTTGAAAAATTAATCTTGAAAGACTAGCAGGGTGCATATTAATAAACTTAAAATAATAAGTTCTATAAGTGCTATCAATTCCACTTGTAAATGAAATAGAAGCACTAGCACTAGCAGTTTGTTCGGATATTAAAACCATATCACCAAATGTTCCTGCAGGGGGTGTAAAATCATATTTTATTGCATTGTATGTACTCATTGTTTTACTCCAAATAGTTGAATAATTCCGTCATCAATGTTTCCTGTATCAAATCTAAAAATAACACCATTAATAGCTGAAGTAGTATTACAATATCCTGCAACAAGATTATGCCAACTTCTAGCACTTGCAAAATAACTTTGAGTATTAGATATAAAATGTTTTACATAAGTTGTAGAACTTGGGTTATATAATTTTACAATACCAGATACAGATTCATCATTTCCTGTATAAATATTTTGACATATTTCTTGGTCTGCTGTTGATTGTGCTAAATCATAATTAGTGTCATAACGCAATTGTGCAATTGTATTATTTTCTGAATGTTCTGCTACAAAACTTGTAGTCGTTTTGGTGACATTCCAATTACTTCCACCATCAGTAGAAAAATTAATACCTAGACCACCATTATTAGCTGAAGGATGAATATTATTTAAAATAAACCAATACTCATCATAGGTACTATCTAATCCTGTGGTAAATGAAATTGATGCTGAACCAGATGCAGTTTGAGTAGATATAAGTTTTAAACTACCTACATTAGCATAATCCACATTATACCGAATGGCATTATAAGTGGACATATTTTATTTCTCTTTCAGTAGCCACCCTTGAGTATTATCTACAAATACTAGGGTTAAACCTGCTCTTTCAGTAGCAACAGTTAAATCAGATGCATCACCTTGAATGGGTTTGCCATTTCTTGCAATAGTTAAATTGTTTGTATCAAATGTTCCTGCATAATCTATAAAAGATACTTCATCACCTTGTGTGGGTGAAGCAGGTAGAGTAGCAGTAATTGCACCAGATGTTGTATTGACAAAATATCCTTGACTAGCTACTGCTGTAAAATTTGCAGTCTTAACAGTTTGCCAAGCAGTACCACCTGTAATTCCTGTTAATGAAGAACCATCACCACTATAAGAAGTAGCAGTTACTGTTCCTGTAATATTGATATCACCTGTTCCTGTAATATCATTTGAATTTAAATCTAAATCACCACCAAGTTGAGGTGTGGTGTCGGTGACTACATCAATAGCACTATCAACAAGATTAACTGTATCATTAGCCATATCAAAAGTGGCAAATGAAATCCAAGCATCATCATCAGCATTTCTGAATTTTAAAGTTGTTGTAGAACTGTCATACCACCACATATAAGCATAGGTTGTACTTGGCTCAGTAGCATTAGAATTATTTGAAACTATTGCAGATAAGGCATTATTTAAATCACTGCGAAACGCAGGAAAACCTTGATTTGCTATGTTATAATCGTGAGTTGCCATTTATTACCTTTTAATATCCTTTCGCAATATAGTCAAATGTTTTACTTATTGCAGTGCCACCACTATTCTTAAATGTTATATCAAATCCATTTGTTGATTTACTAGTTATTTCATAAAAATCACCTGTTGCCAACCCTTGTGCTGAAACACCAATCGCAGGTGTTGATATAAACACAGGACTGAAAGTTATGGACTTAGTTCCTGCTCCAGATACAACATCATTTTCTGATATTAGTCTTTGTGGCATATCAGCAGTCACAGATAATTGACTAACAATCGGTGTTGCTGAATTGTTTAAACTTTCCATAAACAATCTAAATTTAAAATATCTACCAGAATAATCACCGACATTGAAATTTCTAAATGATGTATAACTCACATTATCATCTGATACTGCAATCTCTAAATGACTTGAAGCATTAGCACTATCATCGCCGTCAAAGTTAGATGCTTGGTCATCAAATAATCCTAGAATATTATCAAATAATCTATCTCTATCAGTAGCAGTTTGCGTAATGTTTCCTGTTAATCTTG